GTAGTTATACCTACTTCTGTCTCTTCTTCTATATTATTTTTAACTAATTCATATGCAGATGTTGTAATATCATCTACATCTTTAAATGTTTGTATAACACCATCACTAAAAGCTCGTGCAGCTGATTCAATTTCATCAACAGTAGTAGATATTACATTAGAAACTGCACCAATTAATGTAGAAACTGCAAATTTTAATTCCTGTACTATTCCATTTTGAATATCTTGCAAGATTTCTTTTATAGTTTTTCTTTTTAATTTTATAATTTGTTCAGCAAAGTACCCAGGTCCTAAAGCAAGAATTCTAAAGACAGTAAAAGCAGTATCTATTACAGCATTAACTACGTTTGCAACATCTATAAGATATTCTTCAATTTGCATTCTAATTTTAGCTGCTTTCAAAGCTGCTGCATGAATAGGAGCTAATGCTGATTTCACGGCTTGATTAGCTGCATTTGCAGCTGTATTTATAGGTGTTGCATATAAACTTCTTGCTCTAGCCGTCGCTTCATTAATTAATCTAAAATTACTAGCCATATATAATTATTTACTTGATAATTATGTTTTATATACTATAATTATAGTATGTTAGTATCTCATGAAAGCCCTATAAGTATGCTCGAGAAATCGAGAGATTACAATGACTATGATTATGCTTTAGTTCATTTATTTGAAACTCATCCTAAATATTATGAGTTTTTTAAGAAATCTTTATTAATGGATAGAGATGTATTGTTAGATAATAGTATATTTGAATTAGGTGAGGCATTTGATCATGAAAAATTTGCTAAGTATGTTAAAGAACTAAAGCCTACTTATTATATAGTGCCTGATGTATTAGAAAATGGTTATGAAACTATTCAGCATTATGTAGAATTTGTATCAAAATATAATGATTTACCCGGAGCAAAGATTGGTGTAGTACAAGGTAAAACGTGGGATGAATTAACTGACTGCTATAGATTTATGAGTAATAATGCAGATTATATTGCAATAAGCTTTGATTATAGTTACTATGTTATAACTGGTGAAGGATCAACACAACTTGAAAGATGGTGTACCGGTAGACAAAAATTTATAGATCAATTAATATATGAAAAGATATGGGATTGGAATAAGCCTCATCATCTGTTGGGTTGTTCATTAGCAAAAGAATTTAAGCATTATAAATGTATTGATAATATACGATCGGTAGATACTTCTAATCCAGTAGTAGCAGGTATTAAGGAACTTAGATATAATAGTGATTTAGGACTTAAAGATAAACCTTCTATTAAATTAGCAGATTTAATTGATCATAAAGTTACTGAAAATCAAGTAGAAGATATAATGTATAACTTAGGTAAATTTAAAAAAATAATTAATAGATGATAATAACTTTTACAGGAGCTCAAAGTACTGGTAAATCTACTTTATTAAATGAATGTAGTAAAGATGGTAGATTTAACCATTATAACTTTGTGCCTGAGATAACTAGAGGGTTAAAGAAGAAATATAACTTAACCATTAATGAAAATGGTGATGAATATACTCAATTATTTTGTATTAATAGTCATCTAGAAAATTATCTTAGTCATAAAGATGATAAAGTTGTATTAGATAGATGTGCATTAGATGCTTTAGTTTATACGACTTATCAATATCATACTGGTAAAGTTAGTGAATGGGTATTAGAATATGCAACTAATTTATTTGAAAGTTTAAAGGATAAATATGATATTATTTTTTATACTGAAGCGGATATAGATTTAGTTGAAGATGGTGAAAGAAGTAGTAGTAATGAGTTTAGAGATACTATTGTTAAATTATTTGAAGAAGCAATAGATCATTATAATTTAAAAGTAGTAAGATTAAAAGGTACGGTTGAAGAACGTATGGTAACAATATATAAAACTTTAGATAAAATAAATTATGGCAAATAAAAAATTAGATAATAGTAGAATTAGTAAGCATTTAGGTCAAACTTCTCAATATAAGAGTAAGTATGATGCTGAGTTATTAGTAAAAGAACCTCGTAGTAATAATCGAGAATATTTAGATATTTTTGATGATAACTTACCTTTTGTAGGGTCAGATACATGGAATGCATATGAATGTTCTTTTCTTTTAAATAGTGGTAAACCTGTAACGGGTATAGTTAAAATTAATTATCCTTGTGATAGTAAGTATATTGTTGAAAGTAAAAGTATAAAGTTATATCTAAATTCATATAATATGACTAAGTTAGGTAATACTGAAACTGATGCGGTACCTAAGTTTCAAAAAATGGTAAAAGATGATTTATCTAATTTATTAGAAACTGATGCTAAAGTAAGTTTTCAGTTTGGTAACTTAGTTAATACTAATAACGTATCAGCTTATGAAGAGTGGGATATTGGTAAAGCTATTAATGTTGATGTATTAGGTGCAGAAACTGAATTTGATTGTTATACTGAAAATCCTGATTTATTGGAAATAATGGATAGCGATCAAGAGCAATTTTTATATTCAGGGTTACTAAAAAGTAATTGCAGAGTTACATCTCAACCTGATTGGGGTGATGTAGTGGTATATATTAATGGTGATAAAGTTATAGAACCTAATAGCTTTCTTAAGTATGTCGTATCATTTAGAGATGAATGTCATTTCCATGAAGAAATTTGTGAATGTATATATAAACGTATATACGATAAATTAAAACCTAAAGAATTATTAGTAATGTGTTTGTATGCTCGTAGAGGAGGTATTGATATTAATCCTGTAAGAGCATCAGATGAAAATTTAATTAAATTATATGCAAATAATTTAGTTAATGTAGAAGCAATTCACGTAAAAACCTCAAAGCAATAAAATTTAAAGAAAGGAATAATATGAACAAGAATACAATATTCTTTTACGCTTCATTAGCGTCTGTAGTTGTCTCTATTGTTATCTTTCAAAGTAATCCTATTACAGGTATCTTTGTTGGATTATGGGCACCTACTTTAATGTCATTATCTAATAGATACAAATAAATAAAATGCGAAGTAGCTCAGAGGTAGAGCAGGTGACTGTTAATCACTTTGTCGCAGGTTCGACCCCTGCCTTCGCAGCCATTTAATAAAAAAAAAGAACCTCAGCCCGAAAGAGCTGAGGTTCACGCTGTAAATGATATTTACGAACTTATGCAAAGTACACGCTGTTAGTACCAGGTGTGAATGCTGTTCCCAATCCACTACAAACGATTACGTGATAGTAAAGGTTAGCACCAAAGATATTATCAACGACGCCATAACGAGTTAGCAAGCCAACACGTGGAGCGAAGTCAGTAGGACCAATTGTGCGTTGAACCATTACTGGAATGTAAGGACAGTAGATAATACCTGTGTCATAAAACTCAGGTCCCTTATATCCTAATAGGACATATTCAGGAGCTGTGTTTTGTTCTGGACTAAAGTTATTACCAACGTGTTGTCCTTCGGTTCTAGTATCACGATAGACATTAAATCTACCACCTAAGTTACCAATCTTAGCAACTCCGACAGGCTGTGTATTTACGTTACCTTGTACAGGTACCCACTGGAATTCAGGGAGCATCTCTAAGATAGCACAAACACGAGGTGTAGCAACTAAGAAGTTAGCAGCTCCACGTCTATTTCTAACAGCAATTCGGTTAGCTTCAACGATAATTCTTTGGTATAGATCTCTGTTACGCTCAACAATCCAGCGACCATCTGCAGAAGCAGGTGACCATACTGAATAACCAGTACCCTTGTTAGCATTAAGTGCTGTTTGGATCATTCTGATTAACATTTCACGATCGATTTCAGCCTGAATTTCATATGACATTGCATTTGTTAATTCAGTATCGATATCGATTCCGTTCATATTTTTTAGATCTTGTTCAAGTTCTACAGACCAACGAGCGCCTAATCTACGTGTACCGGCTTCAACAGCAGTCTTCTCGAAAGAAACTTCCATAGTTGGGATCTTGTTAGAGATCTCAAAGTTCTTCAAGATTTGCGCTACACCTTGATCATTTATGCTAATGGGAAGATCCGCATTACCAGAAAGTGATCCAGGGCCTTTAGGATCAGCAGAAGCACCAGTGTATGAAGTTACGAGTTCTTGGAACCCAACTTCTCTTCCACTGCCTTGTGCTAATGCAGTAGTGTCAGCACCACCAGCTAAAATAGCATTTCCTGATGTGCCGTCAACACCTGTATCACCTAAAGTTTCTCCGCTATAACGATAACGAAGTGCAAACGCAAGACCGACTGGTCCAGCCATAGGCTGAACACCAACGATTTCATTTGTAATTAATTCGGGAAAAGTACGTCTAATCATTGGAATCAAGATTTTTGGCAAACGAGCATCACCAGCAGCATAGTTATCAGTACCATCAGTACCTCCAACTGTGTTACCAGCAGTGTAGTTTTGCCCAGTACCAAACGAACCATTAGCAGCAGCTGTGTTGCTGACGCCTGTTGGTAAGTAGTTATCTCCAGCTTCGTTCAAGCACCATGACTCTTGGTTTTCCAAAAGCATTGCAGTGTTTAAACGAGTGTGGCTATCTTCAATAGGAGCAACTGACTTAGATGTATAATCTAGAACAGGAGCCCATTTTTCCAATAGTTGAGAAGCTCTTGATTCGTC